CGACGGCAATCTTTCAATAGCCGCAGATATAGCTAACTCAGGGGTCACTGCAGGCTCGTATGGATCATCTTCACAAATACCAGTTGTTACTGTTGGGCTTGATGGGCGCATTACCTCTATGTCTAATACGGCCGTTGCGGGTGTTGATGATGTATCTTGGGTATCCGCAAACAGCACTTTAGTTATTGAAACTGGTGACGGATCAACATACTTTACGACTATTGATACATTTGACGAAATCACGGTAACTGGAAATGTTGTAGTTTCAGGTACAGTTGATGGCAGAGATGTTTCGGTTGATGGTGCAAAACTTGATGGCATTGAAAGCGGTGCTACCGCAGATCAAACCGCAGCGGAAATTCTTGCTGCATTGATAACTGTTGATGGTGATGGATCAGGCCTTGACGCAGATACAGTAGATGGATATTCTGCAGCTGAAATTTTAGACGCAGCGGCCAATAATGCGCAATCATTAGTTGGTGCCGGCGATGTTACTATCACGGCAAACAATGGCCTAATTGGTGTTGCATCGTTTAATGTTAATACATCAAACACTGAAAACTTTTCAATATCACACGCTGATACGTCAAGTGTTTCTGATGTTGATAATTCAGCAGGTAATGTATTACAAGATATAAGTTTTGATACTTATGGGCACGTACAGACAGTTTCATCAGTAGATCTTGATGGCCGTTATTATACTGAAACAGAAACAGACGGATTTTTAGTACTTAAAGCTGATAAGACTATCGCAATCACCGCAGGCACAGCATTAACTGGCGGCGGGACGCTCGGCGCAAATATAACTATTAATCATGGAGATACTTCATCACAGGCAAACCTCGCGTTTGCAAATACAGGTTTAAATCCTGAATTTATTGATGCAATAAATTTTGATGACCACGGCCATGTCTTATCAGTTGTAAAAGGTATTAGGCAATATTTAGATACTGCAACTGCAGACGCAAGATACGTTAATGTAACAGGCGACACAATGTCTGGAGCGTTGACAGTTAACGCAAATATCAATCAAACGAACTCTACACATTTTGATGCATCTTTTACAACTACTTCTACCGCTCAGGCAACAGTGTATGCATTTCCATACGCATCTTACGGTGGAGCAGAAATTACAATTACCGCAACAAGCGGAAGTAATCGACACTTGACAAAACTTTTAGTTACGCACGATGGTTCTACTGCAATCGCAACAGAATACGGTGTTGTTTATACAAATGCAGAATTAGCAACATATGATGTATCAATTGCCGGGCCTGTCTTACTTATTCAAGCAACACCTGCTTCTGCAAGTTCTACAAAATTCCAATCCTTTGGGCAGCTTGCCAAAGTATAAATAATAGAAAATAAGCCAATTTGGGGAGAGTGAACCGTGGCGAACGATAAAAAGTTTATAGTCAAGAATGGTCTCTTGACACAAGAAAATGTTGTTATTGGATCTACTACCGATACCGGAGAAAAACTTCAGGTAACAGGTACTACGAAAGCCACCGGGCAAGTTGAAATTACCCAAGGTACTGCAGCTTCCACTTTAACTGTAAAAAATACCAATAATACTCTTTACGATCAATTCATAAAATTTGAAGGCAGAAACTCATCCCTTGTCGTACGTGACAGCGGAGACGGTGATTACGGACTTTATAATACAAGCGGCGCATCTGAAATTGTATTTAATAATATTAATGCGCGTGGATTAGAATTCCTTGCTGGCAACAATATAAAATTTGCACTTACGTCAACAACCGCAGATTTTAAAATTGCGCCAACAGTTAACGGCAGTACTATATGGTATGCGGCAAACGATGGCGCAGGATCAGGACTTGACGCAGACCTTTTAGATGGAGTTGAAGGCGCAAGTTTTGTAAGATCCGACGAAGATGATACAATGTCAGGCAGTTATGTTATTACTGGTAACTTGACAGTTCAAGGCACAACAACCACAGTCGATTCTGAAACTGTTTTAATTGCTGATAACCTTCTCACTCTCAACAGCAATTTCACATCAGGTACACCAACGGAAAATGCTGGTTGGGAAGTTCTTCGCGGTGATTTAAATTCATCATCTTTGCAATGGGATGAAACAAACGATTGGTTTAAACTAATTTCAGCAGGTACAGACTTAGGTCGTATTATTACAACTGCAGATGAAGGTTCAGGTAACGGTTTTGATGCTGACACGGTTGACGGTTTAGAGGCTGCGCAATTCTTACGAGCGGATGCAGACGATACTGCAACCGGTAATATTACAATTGAACAAGTTCTTACAATTGGTAACGACTCAGGTCCTGCGCGAATTAATTTTGACGGCAATGGAACAAACCGATCCATTTACAGCACAGCTGGAAATATTGGGTTTACAAATAATTCCTTATCTTGGTCAGCATATTCTGACACAAACGATGACTGGATTGTAACCGCAAATACAGTTGCACAATCATTCGTCGATGCAGATGATGCATCGTATTATTTAATTCCAGCTGGCGACTCTGTTTTACACGACGTTGGTATTGACCAGAAAATATTCCACAACGGCGACGCTGATACGTTTATGAACTTTGGAACAAATACCATAAGTTTTGACACTGGCGGTGCTACTAGGTTTTCAATTTCAAACGCTAATGTAGAATCTACACTTCCAGTTTATGCGCCAATTTATTATGACAGAGATGCAATTACATATTATATGCATCCTGGCGATGACTCTGTTTTGCACTCAATCGGTTTAGACGATTGGATTTTTCATAACGGAGACACAACTGCAAGATTTGGTTTTCCAAACAATGGTGAATTTCATGTAGATATAGCAGGAGTAAATAGACTTAGCATTGATAACAATTCTGCAGACTTTAGTGTAGATGTTTATGCTCCAAAATTTATTGACTCAAATAACAATACTTATTTCTTAGATCCTGACGCAACATCAGGCCCTTCTCTTGTTGTCGCCGCACAAATTCAAGGTGATGATGGCACGGCTGGTATCCCGGGATATGGTTTTGAAGCAGGCACAAGTACTGGTATGTACAGATCTGGAGCTGATGTTCTTGCATTTACTCAAGGCGGGGCAAATCGTTTCTTCGTTGGTTTTTCTAGCGGCGCAGCTAACTATTCATTGATTGATATGAGAGCTCCTAGATTTGTTGACTCTGATAATACAGCTTATTATGCGGATCCTGCATCTGACTCTCAAATGAATACTATTGACATTGATGATTATATTCGTCACCGTGGCGATATCACAACTTATATTGGTTTCCCAACTGATGGACAAATATCAACATTTACTAACGGCGCTGAAAGAATGCGCACAACCGATGCTCTTACGTATTTTGACCAAAATGTAAGTGTTGGTACAACAAGTAATTCCTATACTTTAGATGTATATCATGCTACTCTTGATACGATTGCACGATTTAAGAGTGGTGATAACAGAGCGTCTATTGCAGTATCAGATGATGATACAACCGCATATGTTCTAGCAGAAAATTCGCTTGCTCACTTTGGTATGACATCATTTATTGATGAAGCCAATTTAGTTATCAACGCAGATGGTAATGTTGGTATTGGTACTGTCACGCCAACCGAAGCAAATCTTAATCTTAGTACAAGATCGGCCGCAACAAACAATCCGTTTGCTGCAGCTAATAAACTGCTATCATTGCAAGATAACGATACTGAAAAATCATATTGGGCTTTGGATAATTCAAGTAATGTTTGGATTATTGGAAACGGCGAATACTTATTCTCGACTACAGGCGCAAGCATCGGTGTTACAATAGATGCAAGTAACGGCGAACTTGTTATTGGCGACCAAAACGGTACTTATGCTACAATGGATGGCGCTTACGAAGGAGTTTCAATTTCTGCTACTCCTTCTCCGTCTGCAAATAAACTTCATGTAAATGGCTCAGTCCAATTAAATTCACAAACTGATGTGTTTGCAATTAGCGCAGCTGATGGTGGTAATGCTAATATCAACGCAGCCACATTCTTAGGTGTTAATGAATTAGGTTTCTCGGCCGGTGGTGGATTCTTTATGGATGACACTACTACAATCAAAACGCGTGGTAATAAAAATATACAAACCACAGGCGATATGTATGCAGGCCGTTTTTATGATGATGATAATAACAATTACTATGGCGACTTTGCATCTACATCCCAAATGGCGCAAATTGATATTGACGATTATATTCGTCATCGCGGAGACACAAATACATATTTTGGATTTGCTGCTAATGATACATTCAGAGTATGGACTGGCGGTACACAAAGACTAAACATTGATAATAATTCTGCTGATTTTGCTGTTAACGTATATGCTCCAATATATTTTGACTCTAATAACAATACTTATTATGGCGATTTTGGTAATACTGATGTTTCAATCAAAATGGCAGGAGAAATACTTGGCGGAGACGGCGCACTTGCTACTCCAACATATGCGTTTAATAGTCAAACAAATAGCGGCATGTACAAGTATGCCACAAACGTATTAGGTTTTTCTGCAAACGGCAACGATGAGTTCAGAGTATACAGTAGCTATTCATTATCTCCAGGTTCTTCAAGAGCACCAATCTTTTATGATAGTGATAACACTGCATATTATACAAATCCAGCAAGTACATCTTACTTGTATAACGCGTATATTAAAGGTGACCATGATGATACCAGATTACAACTTTGGTATCCAAGCAGCACAGCTGCAAACGAAGCGTTCTTAACTTTATGGGCATCCGAACCAGGGCTTACTTATCATGGCGCAGGTATAGGTTCCAACATTGACTTTAATGGTCAATATTATGGGCGTGAAACTGCAGGTCAACCATATGGTGTTTATTTAAGATTTAGACCAGATACAGGTGAGGCTTCATTAAATACAACAATTGGTACACCTGATACTGCTGGCGCAGCTCAAGTAAAACATTTTTATGTTATGCCAGACGGTAACGTATATTCAAGAGTTTCACACAGAGCGCCGATCTTTTATGACTCGAACAACACTGCGTTTTATACAGACCAAGCAAGTACTTCACTTCATAACGTTCAAAGAGTTCAGCAACTTCAAGTCGACAGCGCAACATATACAATTGATGGTGTAACTGGCGATTATGGTTCTATTAAAGTTTCAGGCGATACAGGTAGTTATGCAGGATACGCAATTAACGATGATTGGGTATTCATGGCAACCGGTAGCGCTAGTGCTGGTATCTTTAATGATACTCGTAACGAATGGGTTTTGCAGGCAACTGATAATAGCTGGACAAGATTGTACGCAAATGGCGTTCATCAAATCGGTGCTGAAAACGGTTATGGCTATGCTCCAACTCAAATGCGAGCTCCAATATTTTATGACTCAAATAACACTTCATTCTTTGCCAACTTTGCAGCTGGAAATACAAGTACCGCGATTAGTATTAATGGTCAAATAAGCAGAACAGGTTTTGCATCTGGAGATGTTACAACTAACAAATATCTTATAGCTGAAGATCGTAACCATTGGGTTTGGACTCCTACAAACAATTGGGGTATTTTCTGGGCTACAACAACATCGTCGCTCGCTCATTTTGGATCTGCTAATCCAAACGAACTTACATTCGTAGGTAATGGCGATATTAAAGCATCTATTGATTTGGATAACGGTAACTTCTACGCCAAAGGCGAAGGTACATTCTCAAATATCAGAATTAGTGGCGGTAACGAAGATCTTCCACTTCTCAAATCATATGGCTCAGGTCTTGCTGATACAGTTCTATTCGATGGAACAATGTATTGGGAAAAACGAGTTATTCAGGCTATGCAAGGTACTGAAGACAGTGCTACAACTTCTACAGCAGACTTTGTTAAATCAGGTACTGCACCTGTTGCCTCAAGCTATATAATCAGAACAAGCGGATATCGTACATTTATATCTGACTATATTGAGGTTGAGCCGGGTGAAGAACTTTATGGTGAAATTGCTGCAAGATATGTATCAGGTAGCGGATCTACTTTATATTACGGTATTGAGCGTTTTGATAAAGATAAAAACCCAATTGCAGCTAACAGTGGTACAACATATTTCGTTGCAAGTAATGCTAACGTTAGTTCAACAAGTTGGACAACATATTCAGGTCATACAACAATTCCAACAAGTCATACATCTTTTAGCGGCTCTGATGGATCAGGTGTTAAATACGTTCGTATTCGCCTATTAATGAACTATCAAACAACCGGTGCTCTTCGTGAATTTGGTCCTCCAATTCTAAAAAGAACACAGGTTCATAGTAGACTTCGTAGCTCAAATATTTATGCTCCGATTATGTATGATAGTGATGATAACAATTATTATGTAGATCCAGCATCTACATCTAAGTTAAATACAGTTGATGCAAGCAACTTCCGTGACCGCGATAATACTGCATACTTTATGAATCCTGCTTCAGGCGGTAAAGTAGCAGGTTCTTGGGATTGGACCAATGGTTCAATTGAAAATCTAAACAACCTTTCATTCAACGACCCAGGTCCTCAAGAAGGTGTTCGTTGGAAAGGTGGTAATGAATGGAAGATTTACGAATCACCAAACGATCTAACTACAAATTCAGGTGGTAACTTGCAGTTTACGTCTGGTACCGGCGCTGGCACAATGCGTATGCGCGTTGAAACTGACGGAGACGTACACGCTGGAAACAGAATGTTTGCCACAGCATTTATTGACTCAAACAACACTGGCTTTTCTGCAAATCCTGCAAGTACTTCTGTATTCAGTAAACTTCACATCGGTTCAACATCAAACTTAGGCGATGGCACTGATCCAGATATTTCAACTAGTATAATTCAAGCTACATCTAAAGTTGTAACGCCAAGAGTTGTATTCTTAAACGATGGCACCGGTGATGACAATTATATTCAGCACAGTGATACTAACAGCGCACACACTGTAGCAGGACAGCAAATGGGCGCATGGTTTGAATTTATTGGTGATAAGATTGCGTCTACCGACACTAACTCAGCTGGTATTGTTGCTTCTGGCCTTAAATCAAGATACGGATCATTTCAAAACCGACTTGATGCTGCAATTATGTACGACTACAGTAGCACAAGTTATTATGTAGACCCTGCGTCAACCTCACGTCTTAATACACTGCGTACCAACAGATTATATCCTTCTTACGATAATAATTCTAGTGTTTACTTTGATTATCCAACTTCATATGGCACCTACGGTTCTGTTGCAGTTTTTGGTTCTGGTAAAGGCGGGTATGAAGGATATTCTATTGACAATCGCTATGTCTTTATGTCGTCTAGCATTTCTGCCATGGGCCTCTATAACGATTACGATAATGAATGGATGTTATATGGTGTAAGAAACGCGGGTGTTGACTTATATTATAACGGGTCGGTTCAGCTTGAAACTGAAAACGGATACGGATACGCAAGAAATCAAATGCGTTCACCGATCTTTTATGACTCAAACAGTACTTCTTACTATGGCAACTTTGCAAGTACATCTAGATTTAATATTGTTAACCTCAACACGTTACAATTTAATGGTTTAACATTCACAAACCCAGAAGTTGGTATTTGGTATGAATATGCGTCAAGCTATGGTAGTGGCTATAATCAACTCTATACTCGCTTAGGGCGTCAGCAAAATTCTGATAGAACTACAATCATTGAATATTATTTCACTCAAAACTGGAATGGTTTTGGGCAAGTTGGTGGTAAAATTTATGTTAGACGAGGTTCTGGATCTAACAAAATGGGTATCACCCACGTTCCTAATGAAGTTAATATGTATCATACTACGGCCGGAAGTAATTTAGCAAATGCTCCTGAAGTATATGTTGATAATTCTAATTACGTTTGGATTGGTATGCCATCTGGCGCAGACGCTGATGCAAAAATATATTTTAGATATGTACAAAAGGCTGGTTTTGAAGAAGGATTTTATTTCGGTAACCATTATCAAAATTCTGCAATTACACAAGCTGGCGGCGCCACCCTCGCACACGCAGGACCAATTGGCCCAGGCATTCACTGGAATGTGGGTGTTAATAATGCGTCAGCTGATTTTGCAGGTGGGCCATATAGTTATGGAGGGTTTGGTTATCTTCACGCAAATGCAGTTTATGTTAGTGGAAAAGTGCAAGCTCAAAACAATACTTCAAGATACTTAGAGTTAACTGGTAACTCTCATTTAACTAGTCTTGATCTGTTTGGCAATCTCCGCATAGACAACGGCAATGAAATACAACTTGACACATCAAGTGGTAATACTCGTGGATACATTGAGGCAACTGAAACCAACGATGCGCATTTAATTATTGCTACATCAGGCGGCGAAGACATTTCGTTTAGAGATGGTGGAATAGGTGGTCAATGGAATATGATCATTCGCGGAGATGGTGATGTTCTTACAAACAGAAACCATTATGCTCAGGCATTTTATGATCGTAACGACTCGGCTCGCTACGTAAATCCAGCTGGTACTTCTGAAATGGGTACTATACGAGCTGATCGTTTTGATATGCGTGATCGTGGTGACTGGATTACTTTTTATGGTGATGATAATACAAACCATGCTATAGCATCTCGTAATAATGCCGGCGACACATCTGACGATATTCGTATTAACACATACGGAAGCTTGTGGATTAACTTAGATTCAAACAACAATAATACTTCAGGCGCTGATTTTAGAATTGGCCGTCATGGTGGCGGAACTGGTGACATTGCTCAAACCGGTTTATTTGATGTTTACGGTGACGCGTTGTATGCTTACAGTGCTTATAGTTTCCGTTCACCAATCTTCTATGATAGTAACGACACGACTTATTATACAAATCCGGCTAGCACATCAGTAATGAACACGCTTGATGTTCGTAGCGAAGTGTATAATGATGGTTGGTTCCGTAACGATACAGGTGGCCGCGGTCTTTACAGCACAACACACGCAATGCATTGGTATGCAACCGATGATAACTATTGGGATCTTGCTCATAACGACGATAACGCATCAATTGGTATTCGATTAAGAGGTACTTATGACGGTACAATTCGCGGTTATCTTTATGCCGAGTCTGATAACGATTTTGGTCTATTAGGATCTCAAGGTAGTTGGCGATTAAGAGTTGTTACTGGCGACTGGATTGATATGGCCGGATCTAGCGCCAGAGCTAAAATCTTTTATGATCGTGATAGCACTGGTTATTATTGGCATGGCGCATCAACTTCACGCTCGAACTACCACAGAATTAACAACCTATATGACTCACAAGAACGTAGATACACCGCCCCTAATGGTGGTACATATACTACAACGACGAGCTCTGTAACCGGCGCAATTCGTATTAGAATGCCAACCAATCGGTTTAAATCTAATACAATGTTGAAGTTCAAAGTTTCTGTTTATGAATACTCAACAGGTAGAACTCACGAATTTTTGATCTCTGGCTACAATAACAACAACGCTAGCCAAACATGGTACAACGAAGCTGCAACTCAGTTAACGGACGACAACCGTGGCGCATATACAATTCGTTGGGGTGGTAATGGAACTGATAACATTGTTTGGATTGGTGAAACCAATAGTACTTGGTCTTATCCGCAGGTTCACGTTCAGTGGGTTGACGTTGGTTATTCTGGTTACTCGACAAACTGGGGTCAAGATTGGATTGTTGATTTTGTAACATCGTTTAACACGGTAACAAGAACAAGAACCGCATCACTAGTTTATACTTTAAATAACAAAGATAACTGGTCATACGATCTTCGTGGTACATTGTTTTATGATAACAATAACACTGGTTATTATTGTGATCCTGCTTCTACGTCAAACTTTAACTCGGTATTAGCAAATCGCCTTCGCCTTGATGATGGTGGTGTTAACGGGCATCTTTATACTGGGGATACGTATTTAGATATTGCATACGGCGCAAGTGGTGGCGGAGGTATTCGTCTATACGATAACCAAGATGTGCTTCAAGGTTATTGGTACGGTAACGGGACTGGTGATCACGGCTTCTTAGATAATGATGGAAACTGGGCAGTTCGAGTTCGAACCGGAACCAACGCTATGCTGTTCTATTGTAATAACAATCTCGAATTCGAAGTTCACCCAACACATACATATTCGCCCGGCTCGTCGAGAGCACCTATTTTCTATGACACAGACGATACATCCAGGTACACTAACCCGGCCGGTGTTTCACGAATGAATCAGATTGACAATCTTCTGGAACTTAAATTTGCAAGCGGGCCTTCCATTGAGGATGCAGATGACGATAATAGGTTGAATTTCTATGCCTCTGATACCGACCAAGGGAATTTTTATTTTACTGAAGCAAACGGTCAAGGTGGTTACATTAGAGCTGACGATGATGGTTCTATTTTTGCATTGTATCATGACAATGGCGAAGCAATTCTTTACGCTGACCAAGATTATATTACCTACCTTTATTATAATGGTCAATGGGAAGCACGTACAAGATCTAGTTATTTTGAAGGTCGTGTTTCATTCCGTGCTCCATTATTCTATGACTCAAACAACACATTCTATTATACGAACCCAGCTGGCACATCACGCATGAATGGTATCAACTCCTACGGTGAAATTCGCTCAGATGAAAACATTGTTGCTTACTACGATTATTCTGATATTCGTTGGAAGGAAAATGTTAAAATTATTGATAATGCCGTAGATAAAGTTAAGCAACTTGATGGTATTACATATAACTATATTGACCGTGAAGGCGAATACACTGGTGTAATTGCGCAGCAAGTTGAAAAGGTTCTTCCTGGAGTCGTATATGACACCGAAGATATGAAAACTGGTAAAGAACGTAAAGGTGTTCGTTACGGTAATATGGTTGGCTTATTGATTGAAGCCACAAAAGAGCAACAAAAAACTATAGAAAATCAGCAAGAAGAGATTGACAAATTAAAAGAATTGGTATATAGTCTAATGGACAAGTTAGATAAATAAACTTATAATTAACAACGGAGAAAATAAAAATGGCTTTTACATACGAATGGTCGGTGACCAACCTGAAGGTTAAGGATCAAGTTAACTCAGAAGGTGCTACACTTCAAAACGCAGTTGTCCAAACTCATTGGCAAGTAACTGGAACTGATGAAAATGGTAATTCCGCTCAGTTTTCAGGCGCAACACCATTTACCGCAGAAAACGTACCAGCTGGTACATTTACAGCATTTGCAGATTTGACAGAAGCAAATGTTTTAGCTTGGATCCAAAATGTGGTAAATAACGACGCAGGATATAAAGCGCATATTGACGAACGAATTCAATTTGAAATTGATAAAGATCTTGTAACTGAGATTGAAGAAGATTCGCTTCCGTGGGCTGCTGGTGGCGACGCCGAAGCTCCAGAATAAGAAGAGGTACTTAATCCATGGAATATACTTGGAAAATAATAAAGTATAGGACTAGGGACGAGGTAAATGCTGACGGCATTACTCTTTCAGATTCTGTGGTGTCAGTAGATTGGAAAAAAACCGGTACTGCGCTTAACGGGGTATCTTCACGTTATATAGGAACAACCGACATATCGGCTGCTAGCACCGCAGTGGCCGATTTTGTTTCTTTAACAGATATTACTGAAGATCATTTAATTGGATGGGTTCAAGAATCTTTATCAGCTGAAGATGAACGTGTCATAAATGAAACTATAGCTAAAAAAATTGCAAAGAAGAACGACGTAAAACGCGCCGCGAATTTTAGCTAAGTAAATTAAAATTTATATTATGGAGGTACTATGCACGAACTGCATACAGGTGGCCTAGTTAAATATGCATTACGCAGAGGTGGATCTATTCACCCGGTCATCGTCCCAGAGTCAGTTTTAGGTAACCAAACCGGGACGATGAATCCATCTATCTTTGTTCATAAAGATAAAATTCTTATGAACTTACGACATATCAATTATATTTTATATCATAGCGAAGGTAAAAAGTTTCCTCACACGTGGGGTCCTTTGGTATACGTACATCCACAAAACGATGTGTCATTAACTACATATAATGTTATGTGTGAATTTGATTTAAATTTGAATTTAGTGGCCGCTGGTAGAGTTAATACTTCTAATTTTGATACTAAACCAACATGGAACTTTATCGGTTTAGAGGATGCTCGTTTATTTAGTTGGGATGACAAGCTTTATCTTTGCGGGGTACGTAGAGATTGTTACGATTCTAACGGCAAAGGCCGGATGGAAATGGCTGAAATAGAATTTCATAATAATGAATGGAAAGAAGTATCTCGTAATCCAATTCCAGCACCAGGAGACGATAGTAGCTATTGTGAAAAGAATTGGATGCCAATTAACGATATGCCTTATCATTTTGTTAAATGGTCAAATCCAACTCAGGTAGTGCATTACGATATTGAGAAAAAAGTTACTACTGATGTGACTCTCAAAACAATGGAAGAAAGATTTCCATTACAAAAAGATCTTCGCGGTGGATCTCAAGTTATTCGTATAAATGAAAACCGCCAAATGTGTTTAGTTCATGAGACAAATCTATTAAAAGATCCATTTAATAGAAAAGACGGAAATTATGCTCATCGGGTTATTATATATGATAATGATTGGAACATAACTAATGTTTCACCCGAGTTTCATTTCCTAGGTACTTATTATGATCACGTAAAAGGTCAAGATTACAATATTGAATTTTGTACTGGTGTTGCGCTTGTGGGAGAAGATTTATTAATATCTTTTGGTTTATCAGATAACGTATCTTATATACTGAAAATTCCAACAAGTGTGTTTTTTGATTTTGTATCTAGAGGATGATAAATGAGTAATATTCAACAACTCTTAAATGACTTTGTTATGGATTATGAAAATCCATTTAAAATGTATGAACTTGCAAAAGAATACGATAAACTTGGCCAAGACGCAGCTGCGTTTACTTATTATTTAAGAGCTGCTGAGTTTTGTGATGGTAAAACGTATGATGAAAAACTACTTCAATATAGATCCTTGATTTTAGGAGCAAAATGTTTTGCGGATCAAAAAAATAGAGAAGTAACAGTTTACAGTTTATTAAAAATGGCAATCACGGTTCTACCAAACAGACCTGAAGCTTATTATTTTATGTGTAATTATTGTGAGGAAAACGGTGAATGGCGCGAATCTTTAGTTTATTCATCAATCGGATTATTATTTGTTAATACTGAGTTAAGTATAGGTGATAACGATATTGATTATCCAGGTAAGCAAGGATTGTTATATCATAACGCATCGGGGTCCTGGAAAGATAATGGTACCGACGAGTCTAAACGTTTATTGTTTAATGTAGCTTATGATAAAAATATTGACCAAGAATGGAAAGATAAATCAATTGGGTGGTTAAATAATATAGGATATCCAAGTTATATTCCATACGAAGGGGAAGCTGAAAAATACAAGTTTCCATTCCCTGGTATTGAAAAGGTTGAAAAGAATTATGCAAGGCATTATCAAGATATGTTTGTGTTATCTGCATTGGACGGAAAAGAAAATGGCATTTGGGTAGAAATTGGATCTGGGTTACCATATAAAGCAAATAATACCGCATTACTTGAAGACACGTTTAATTGGAAAGGATTGTCTATTGACAATTCAGAAAGAGCATGTTATAATTATTCCCAAGAAAGAACAAGTACTGTAGTCATGGCAGATGGTAAAGATATTCATTATCCTTCAATGTTCAAGCAAAGCTGTCTAACTGATTGGATTGACTTTTTAAGAATTAACGCAGAACAAGTATCACTTGACGTATTAAAGAAAATACCTTTCGGCCAATACGAATATGGTGTAATTCAATTTCAGCATAATGCATGTTGGTGGGGTCCTGAGTTTAGAGAAGAATCAAGAGCATATCTTAAAGGTATAGGATACGTATTAGCTGTAAACGATGTGTCTATGGATCCTCTTTCAAATTACGAAGATTGGTGGCTACACCCGCAAGTGGCGCAACAAAAGACAAATATGATTGTGAACGGCCACCCTGATAAGAAAAACTTTATATATGATTATGTAATGAAGGAGTAAGCTATGAGAATTGTTGTTGTTACTGGAGGATTTGATCCGGTTCACTCAGGCCATATTGAATATTTTAAAGCTGCAGCTAAGTTAGGAGATAGTCTTTTAGTTGGCGTTAACAGCGATGAATGGTTATCACGTAAAAAAGGTAGACCGTTTATGCCTATAGAAGAACGCACTGCAATCTTAGACGCCTTGGCAGTTGTTGACAGCGTGTTTGAATTTGATGATGGGGATGATACTGCAGTTGGAGCTATAAGACAAATACGAGAAGAATTTCCTGATGCTGAAATTATATTTGCAAACGGAGGGGATCGTCAAAAAGGTACAACCCCTGAAGTTGAATATGCAAAAGAATTGATTGAAGAAGGCAGGATCATTTTTATGTTTGGCGTTGGCGGAAACGATAAAAAGAATAGCTCATCTTGGCTACTTGAAAATTGGGACAAACCTGAAGTCCAAAGACTGTGGGGTAAATATAGAAATCTTGATAATAACGGACATTGGAAAGTTAAAGAACTATCTATTGATGTTAAAAAATCACTATCAGACCAAAAACATTTTGTTCGCTCAGAGCACTGGCATATTGTTGATGGCAAACTTGAAATGAACCTTGAGTTTCCAAATGGATATAAAACATCTAAGGTTTACTCAACAGGTGATAGTATTGACATTCCACCTCAAACTTGGCACAGGGCAACAAACGTTGGTAAACGCCCAGTAAAGGTAATTGAAGTATGGATGGGTGACGTTTTATCAGAGGATGACATAGAAAGGCGAGATTAAATTTTGCCCTACCTCTACATATTATAAATAGACTATAAAGCAAAAGTATCTTAGAGGTTTACTATGGCTCAGCCTACAAGCAAAGAAGAATTTAAAGATTACGTCCTTAGAAAATTAGGCGCACCGGTTATTGAAATAAACGTATCCGAAGAGCAAATAGACGACCGTGTAGATGAAGCTGTTTCCTTTTGGAGAGATTATCATTATAACGGAAGTCAACTTGTTTATTTAAAACACGCTATTACGCAGGATGATATTGATAACGGTTACATTACGCTTCCCACACGACTTTTAGGTATATCAAAAGTATTTGATTTACAGACTTCTATCAGCGCAGGTGTTGGAATGTTCAATGTTCAATACCAATATACTTTAAACAACATAAGAGATATTACTGGATATAATATTCAAAACTATTATATGACTATGTCTTATATTGAATTCTTACAAGAAATGCTTGTAGGAAAACCTTTAATCAGATTTAACAAACATGTGAATAAGCTATACGTTGATGTTGACCAAAAAATTTGGACTGTTGGTGATTACATTATCATTGAAGCTTATGATATCATTGACCCAGGTGAATATGCTGAAGTTTGGCAAGATCGGTGGTTGCAAAATTATACTGCAGCCTTGGTAAAAGAAAATTGGGGCGCAAACCTTACTAAATTTGTTGGTATGCAATTAGTCGGTGGTGTAACTTTTAATGGCGAGCAGATTTTACAAGAGGCAAGAGAAGAACGTCAGCGAATGGAAGAAGAAGCTGTTAATTCTCTTCAGCCACTCACATATAATTTTATTGGATAAGTCATGGCTACGAATCCCTATTTCCGAAACTACGGCAACTTTAACGAACAAAACTTAATAGACGATTTAGTCATTGAGTCAATTAAAATGTATGGTGTTGACATTGCATACATACCAAGAAACTTTGACTCTATTGACAATATCTTAAATGAAGATGATACCTCAACCTTCGGTGGTGATTTAACAACACAAGGTGGTAACAACTATAGCATTGTTTACGATATGGAAATGTATGTTAAGAGTGTTGATGGTTTTGAAGGAGAAGGGGATTTCTTAAGTAGATTTGGTTTACAAATACGAGATCAAGTAACGTTTAGCGTTGCATATAGAACTTTTGAACGTTTTGCTACTCGCTTAGATCCTGACCAAACAAGACCAAATGAAGGTGATGTAATTTACTTTCCACTTAATGATAAAATGTTTAAAGTTATGTTTGTTGAACACGAGTCAGTATTCTATCAACACGGAGCGTTACAAGTATATGATTTGCGCTGCGAATTGTTTGAATATTCTGGCGAACGTTTCCAAACAGGTCGGTACGAAAT